CTAAAATAAATTTTCAATAAAATCAATAATTTGCTTCCAAAATGAAAATAGAAGTACGAAACCTGTGATTAAAGAAATAATGACAGAAAGAAGTATAGGATGTCTTTGGGCGAATGATTTTTTCTTAGGCGGTTTACTATTCAAATTGTGTCCAATCGAACTATTTTTAATTTTATTGTTATTTCCAATTTTAATATCAGCCATTATCCTTCCCCCCCCACAACTTCCCAAGCTTAGATTTCTGAATCTTATTTCTATCTCCAACTTCTGTTGAATCACCGTAAATGATTTTTTCAATGTTATATATTACTTGATCCTTCTTTTCATCATCATTTAACTGTGGTCTGATATCTAATTCATCTAAATTATCAAACTTCTTCTCAAGTTCCAATATAATCTCAGTCAATTTTAATTTTACTTGAGATACAATCTCTTCGATCCGATTAGAAGGCACTTTAACATTCATGCCTGCTATTTGAAGATTTATATTTGATATCCTATGACAGTATGCAGTTGGTATTTGCTTAGCGTAGTTTTCTCTGTTTTCTCCACTAAGAATTGATTCAATAGATGCAATTCCATCAGAAAAATGCAATGTAGTAATTCTATCAACTTCATCTTGATGAATTAAGGATTCCAGAGGCACTGGTGAATTGGTATATTTAACGCTTTGATTAACAATAAAAGTCCCTGTTGGAACACCTTTGAATACTCTATAATTCGGCAGTTCAGAATTATCGCTAAAACCTCCGAGTTCTCCGTTGATCCAATCCATAATCAACTCGTTGTCAAGGTCGCTCATAATAATTTTCAATCGCATAAGTATATTTTCAATACTTGTTTTTCCTCCTACTAAATCCTTCAAAAGCTGACTTCTACCCATGATTATCAGATCCTTTGCAAGTAAATAACGATCTCTTTTGCTTAAACACAACTTACCAACAGGCTAGTAGTCTTGGTAATCTATTCTAAATGATAAGGTAATCATCTGTAAACGACAAAAAGCCCACCAGCCGAAGCCAGTGGGCAATTATTACTGCTTTGTCAATACTGCCGCTTTATAAGCAAGGTACGCCTTCTCAACGGCCGCCCGTATCTCCTCTGGAGCAACTTTGATGCCCCGCGCCTCCAATTGGTTCGAAGCATACACCAGCGCCTGCTGCAGCTTATCCTCCCCGCCCAGATCCTTGTAAACCGTCTGAGCATAAGCGAAACCCTCGTAAGCAATCTTGTGCAGCAGTTCCCGCTGAGATACCGATAGCTTTGCATCAAACCATGAATTTGCCTTCTGTTGTAGAAACGCTACTGCTCGCAAAATAACAGTAGCCACTACACCAACAATAGCCAATGCAACGGCAGTAATATACGGTTGAGCTTGGTCAATAATTAGTTGCATTTGAATCTCTCCTATTCTTTTGGCATACCAGCAGCTGCCCGCAGGTGATTCGCCGTATTATTGTAGAACGACATCGCTATCTTATCTCCCTTAACCTTTGCTGCCATCCAGCCCGGTGACAACCAACGAAACACAAGCTCCTGAACGTTGCTCTTCGGTAGCTGCGTGAAAAGCGCTACTGATCCTGGTTGCAATGGGATGCGTGCAGCCAGACGCAGGTTATTAGCGAGATTGTGTAGGTGCAGAGTGCCTACTGAGTCTCCAGCCTTCCGAGCCACAAACCATGCTGGAGATACGTAATCATCGATGAGCGCCTGGGCCACATTTGTCGGCAGCTGCACGGCAGCAGGTGCCGCAATAACCGCTGGCTCCTCCTGCATCACCTTGACCACATCGTACAGAAGATCCTTGAGTGTCTTTCCGATAGTCCTCAGCGCCTGGTCAACATCACTCTTACGGGTCGGGTCCAACTGTTTATGGCTTGGGATATGAGTCAGCGGGTTAAGTTTCCACATGTCGCAGCAATAGGCCAGATACCAGACGAAACGCTTATACGCATCAAGGGTATTGATCTTGCCCCCATAGCACAACTCCACTCCTAGAGCGATGTCATTAGCATCATCCCCGTAAAGCTTATTGTCAGTGGTTACGTTATATAGGACATGCCATGCTCGCTCAGCTGGATCGGGTCCAGTCCCCGTTGGGATAATCTCCAAAATCTTCTTGTCATCGATAAATACCTGTGCGGAGGCTGAACGGTTAATAAGAGTCTGGAAATAATTGAAGTGATTATCCGCTGTGGCTCCGGGATTTCCGGTATCATGGGCAACTAAAAAGCCCGGCGTTCCCGATACAAGCCGGGTGCCGGGCCGAACGTTCTGTCGCTTGTTGATGTAACGTCGCTCAATTGAATATTTATTTTTGATCATATTCTTCATCGTCTCCCTTTTTATCAATCTTCCGCAACTGTACAAACTGATCGTAGCGTCCAGAATGTGTCAACCATGCCAAAGAAATCAGTCCACCAGTTGTCCCAATCTGTGCAATGGTCCAGCCTTCCAGTAGCCACTCAGATAATTCGGGACTGGAGAATCCAAACACGACAGATGCCCTAATTAATAGGGCGATCAGCATTTTAAAGGTGTAAGCCCCCAAGAAAAAAAGCATCGCCAGCATGAAGACACTGACGACGCCTTTTTGAAACCTATCGTGAAAATATGATCTGTGCTTGAACAAGATGTAAATCGCCGTTAAAATTGCTATAACATAAAGCAGCAGCAATAAAACATCAATGAATTCCATGGTGATCCCCCTTATCGTAAACCAGGTATCGAGCAAATCGATTTCGTTCGATCTCTTCCTGTATTTCTTTTGACGACTCTTTATAACGAAGAATCGTCAGTGCCACCCGGCGAGATGCAGTTTCCATCTCCTTCTCTTTCTTTTTATGCCAGGAGAATCGTTTGATTAATTTACTCAACACGTTATCCTCCCCTATTCTGGTCATTGCCGCTGGCAGCAGCATGATCTATTTTCAGTCTTTGTAACACTTCAAGTGTCGGAGCCATAAAATCAGCTCGTTCCTTATCCAGAATTGCCTGTAATCGGTCGCGGTCCTCTTCAGCGCGATCTAACAGTTCTCGCGGAACTAGATCGCCTTTCATTACTGCCCTCCACTGTAAGATCACAAAAAACAGCAGTACAAGCGCAACCAGATAAGCAAGGCCGTATTTGTCTGCTAGCGGTAGCAGCTTTTCTAAGTTCGATACATCGTTACTATTCATTCCCCCGCTCCCTTCTCTCTCTGTTTAGGATACAATCAACCTCGAATCGGTTCCGAGGGCGCAAAAAAACACGCTCCATGTTGGGCGTGCCTTCTACGTTACAGCTTCTTCTGTTTTAGCCTTAGTCTCTTGTGGCGGTGGTTCTTTGAGACTTTGGAGATCTGCCAACGCTTCACAGACCTTTATATCAATTGCCTCAAGGATCTCTTGGTGTCGGCTAGGATGGTGATTTAGAATGACAGAAATAATATCTACAACTTCTTGCACCGGCTGAGTGAGATCGATGGATACGCCGATATTTGTTATTTTCATATGGATCATCTCCTTTCACGAAAAGTAAAGAAGCCCCGCTTTGGCGAGACTCCCTTGGAGACATGTTTAATTTATTTTAAACCAAGCACCACCTGTACCATCATAACTTCTAGAAAAGGCGATTAATGGCGAGACATCTTCTTGTTTCACCTTGAAAGCTACCCATCCTTCGTGAGACGATCCAACATAAATATCAGTATCGATAGAAGGGTCAGGGGTAACCACACTTACATAGTCATAAGCAGTCCCTGATGTGGAAATCAATTTGAAGTATGCTTCTGTCATGTGAACTGCAGCATCGGATTCTTTATAATTAGATATTTTCAGATTCATTTTCGCCAAGATATACTCATATCCAGCCCCAGCTTCATCATTAAACATATTTGCATCTTTGATTTTCTGCCAAGCAAATTGACCTCTCAAGACTTCGGTTACACTAGCAGTTCCCGAGAAACCATAGTCTTTATTAATAAAATTAACAGTTTGACCAAGCGCAGCTGGTTTAGTTCTTGAAGTCGCTGCAGCTGATTGACTTGTTGTTGAGGTGTTGTTAGAACCGGAGGATGAAACAGATCCTGATGGTGATCCAATAATTATTTTCTTCCCTTGGATACCTATCTCTGTCCCTGTTGCATCTGCCACGGCTCTTAAAGGAGCATATGCCGAACCATTGATGATAGCTGCCTCAGCAATTTTAGCACCATCCTTCTCAATGGTGAACACTCCTTGTACTTTCTGACCGAGCAGTCCCGATGCAGCAAACGCTGACGCCCCCCCGAAAACTAATGCTCCTGCAACAAAACCTGAAATGAACTTCTTCATTTATGTCCCCCCAATGGTATTTTTATCCTATCCTACCATTGGCCTATCATCTAGTAAATGATTTAATTTTGAAGTTGCTAGTACTAGTTGTGACCTAAGATCAACTAATTCCTTTCTTTTTCTGACTTCATCTCCATTCTAGGGAATAATTAAGAGCCTCATCTGAGGACTCATTGTTCTTGATTTCTTATTGTTGTCCAGCCAAACATAGGAGTGAATGTTTCAGTTTTTCCAGTAATCACATTCAATCTGACCGGAACCCTTCCACCGTTGTTTTCATATTCAAACTCTAAGTATCGGTAGGGAGTTGGGTAAATTAAGACACTGAAGGCGAAAAGTAACAACAGAACTGCGGCTACCCAAACAATAGGTTTCTTCACAAAAGCCCTCCATTAATTAAAGATCAATGTCGAAAATTATGGTCAATCCACCTGCATCTTCATAGGCCTTCAGCACTTTCTGCATTGCTTGTTTCTGCTGTTTAGTAAGTGTCATATCATAATGACGGCTTTCTCCTGAAGATCTAATAATGACCTTCTCAGCATTTGCGATTTTCCGAACCATATCGATGGTATCTTTATCAATGTACGTCTCGTAATACTCCCAAACCCCATTGCTGTTGTTGTCTCTTACGACTTCTGAGTATTCAGGAGCGATCTCGAAAATCTCGCCATCAGCATTAATGGTGTACTTATCAATGAAAACCCAATCATCCCCAGCATATTGGATTTTAAAGCGCGGATTCGAGATAACGCCATCCTTGGATTTCGAGAAATATACATACACATCGTTTTCATCGACGTACTCGGAAGCTGACAGAGCGTAGAAGAATGAGATCTCACGTACTTCATCCTTGCGCTCTCGCAGACCGGACAACGCTTGTTTAATCTCTTCTGGAGACTTGGTTGGCTCAACTTCATCTGGAGACGGCGAAGTCGACGCCATTTTTGTAATATACCAAGTATATCCAAGAGGTCAACGACATGGTAGGATATTTTTAAGAAACTGAGAATGAACCTCCCCAGTTAACTGCACCAGCAATTCCGTGATTATGAGATCCAAGATTAACGGTGAGAGAATGCGATATGCTGGTTTTTCAGTTCAACGCATTCCACAATGCAACGATAGAACTATTAATAGAATCGAGTACATTTTGTAAAGTCAAACTATCTGAATTAGAGTAAAGCGCTCCCCATGATGGAATCCTAATGTATCCGCTTGACGGATTCAATCGAACATTTGATCCAGAGATAGTTGCATCACCAAATCCTTGAAAGATAAATCCGGATGTAGGCGAATTGAAAATTGCTGACTCATTTCCATTTGCTAGGAACCTGATCTTACTTACACCACCATCATAAGCCGGAATCAATATTCCACTGTTCGGATCAGAGTAAACTCCAAATGCTATAGATGAAGGATCGATCTCCACTCGCGGATAAATACCAGGTGCAGCTGTCCGGATCTTCGCCCCCGTTATGGTCCCAGCGTAAAAGTCTGTCTCATATACCGAAGAAGCCTCGATCAAGCCTGTCAATGTAATCGACCTTGCCACCACATCGCCGTTCATGTATACACGGAAGGGTGCTGAATGAAAATCCGAACGACCCGCAGCTATCCCGTTAAAATTGATCTGAGTAACGTTCTCTCCCTCGCCGATCTTCATCTCTACAAAGTTACCAAGAATCCCAACAACAGCCGGAGCTGAAACTCCATTTGCGGTTATTGCCGTCATAGCCGTAGCGCCGCCGTCTCGAGTAACAATGATTCCGTTTGACGTCATAATGACTTGATCGAGAGCATTAACAGTAGACTGAAGTACTATCCCTCTACCGTCATACTTAATCTCTGTCTTAGATGCGTTGATGTCGATAACAGCCTGCTTCGCAAACTCCTCGAAAGCAGAAGCGCGAACCCGACCTCCGGATAACAGATCATTTAGAATCTGTTTGCTCCGCTCGAGATCTGCCAACACCTGCGTATCATCCCGCATCTGATAATTGGAGAGAGTAGCCTGGCTATGTTTATCCATGGAGAAAGGATATTCTGTAAGTTCCATCACCCGGCAGCTCACTCTCTGTAACTCTATATCAGGGTCATAAGCATAAACCGTATCTCCTAATCTCGGTTGTTGCTCATCTGGATAAATCTTATAGATATCTGCCGCACTAACACCGATCTCAAACTCTGGCATCTCCTTCTTTCGTAGAACCTCCCGAGTGGCTATTAGCAACTCTTCTGGATCTTCTATGTTTTGATCGATCAATTCTCCGTCATAAAAGATATTGACGTTATTGGTCCAGTATTGAGCATAAGGTGAGATCAGGTAATTGACAGCCAGTTTGTTGTCTACGATTGCACCAGGAACGGACTGCAGAAGACTGCGCTCTACGGTGGTCAGGAAGTCAGCAGATAAGCCAATGAATGTCCGACTGTCCTTCATCTGCGAGAACATCCGAGTTGTCAGATTCGAATTATCATCCTTGAATCTATCACTGATGATATTCTTACGGATCCGGTACTCAAAGCCATCATCGCTGCCAATACGCTTGTATAGGTGAATCACAGTATTATCCGGTTCAATCTCACAACCATAAAGATTGACAGCGTCCTGCAATGCAGCCAGCGCCGTGGTCGCTCCCCAGTCTTTTACGTCTCGGAGATCGAAAGTATTGTGCAGAACAAAGGTGTACACATAACCAGTTGCGGCGCTAATCTTATCTAACAACACACTAATATGAACACCATACGCCTCATCGATATATTGATCATACGGAATCTTGAAGTCGATCATCTTAAACATGATATGTGTGCAGAGAACTTGAGCGCTGATTATCTTGTTGTTACGATCCCGGGCGCGTGATTGAACGACATAAAATTGGCCACGCTCGTCTTGAACGTGGCCTTTAGGTATGATCTTTTCTTTGTAGTCATCGCTCGTCATCGGAACGGTGAAGGAGATTTCATAATCGCTATTAAGTCGACGTCGGCGTTGAACGTCGGTGCACTGGACTAGTAAGCCAGTTGGGGATCGGTTACGGTCAAAGGATTTAAGGTGCTTTTGCATGTTGTAGGCTCCTTTCATGAAACAAAAAAACCGCGCTCAATTTGGCACGGCTGGTTGTGAGTCTCCTAGACTAGGCAAGTCATCGTCAGGTTGAATTATTGAAACCAAGACTGCCAGCAGAGGAGGAATGCAAGAAGATATTATAAGTGCGACTTTATATGCAGTCCCACCCAAGAAGAATAACTTATATATAAACATGAAAAACACCACAAGATGAATAAAGAAATTTATAAAGAACTCAATAATTAAACCAAACACTAGCCACAATACCTTCTTAATTATGCCATCAGGAAATCCATTAACATAATCCAACCAGGTCCATTTGACTCCTCCCCAAATGACCCTCCCACTTAGTGATATTCCATTTTGTACACCATGAATCATGGAGAGATCGCTGTCTAACTTAGTAAAACTTTCAGGGAATCTTTGGGCAAAATCAGTGTCTAAAACCTGTATTTTCAGCGTCCCTCCTTCTTTAATAAAGTAATTTGTCATTGCCCCATAAACTACTAATCCAAGAAGAATAAAACTTAATATACTTGCCACTACTTTTCTTTGAGCATACCACATCCATTAATCTCCCCCAATAATCATATGGAACAATAATACGATATATGGGATATAATTCCTATAGAAAAATCAGAAATTTTAATGGAACAAAAAAGAGCCTTCGGAATGATCCGGCAGCTCTTTTTTCATGTCCATTTTCGGTTGTCCAGTAGTGAACAGTATAGTCCTACTGTACTTTATACTTTTGTATTTGTACCGAATCTATTGTAAAACTACCACCTCTAAATACTGCTGGAACAATCATCAGAAAATTAACGTCATCATCAATGTAGATCTTCTGAGATTTCTCAAAACGGTTAATTGGAAACTTATAGACGGTGTTTTCTGATATTTCCTTCGTGTTTTTACCAGTCCAGTAAATAGTCATATAATCGTGGATATAACCGCCTTGGATGTTTAAATTAACCTCTGTCACAATTCTGTCATCGTTCAATAATTCGTCATGAACTTTGATGATGGACGGCGCTTGAGGGATGTTTTTAAAAGTATCCTTCGTCAAAGAAACGCTATTTTCGACTAGCACTTCTTCCGCACCATAAAATTTGCTTGATACCGGTTCAGAAGACTTCACTGATTCGACCGATGTTCCAAGATATCTGCCTAAGCGATACTCTGACATTTCCGTATTGATATTATAAGCAAAGAAATAAACGCTGTAGAATAATATGATCGCAAACGCAGAAGCAATTACCATAAATCCATAACGGAAACAACGTTCAAGTAAACCTTGCCACTTAAATAAAAATTCAGTTGAGGTTAAGACTTCTCTTTTCTTGAAAAGATCGACAACCCTTTCTAATAAAACCCCTACAAGTATTATCACAAATGGTATTGATGGATAGACATATCTGGGTAACCCATGAAACGGCATGTTCATCAATGTAAATGCTATAGGAAAGCATGATAAAAATAGAACTTCTTTTCGACATTTTTTCAACAGAAAAGGAATGGCGATAACACAAGGAACAATTATTAACTGTTGCAATGCAATAAGCGGCCTAAAATACTTGAACGGATGCACTAGGCGCTCGTCCCAAAGATCACCCCACATGTATTGAAAGAATCCAAAAATTCTCCATTTGTAGTAAACTGCAGGGTTTGGCGTTAGGTTACTTTTCAAAACATTCTCTAAAGACTGATTATTAGTAGCTGCCATATCAATAAAGTATGGCACTGCTCCCCAAACCTTAGGACTGTACCCTGCGTCCGAAAACAATATAAATTTGTCAAACGTTACCCAGTTACGAATCCACCACGGGAGCATAAATAATATAATGATCCCAATAAATACAACTATATTTCGTATAATACTTTTCTTGTCCCTCCTGCCATATACCAATAAAAATAATATTGCAAGGGCTGCAAACGGTAAGGCCAAAGCCCTGATGTGAGTAGCGCAAGTCAAAATGGCTGCGGATAACCCAAGTAAATAGATATTATTATTCTGAAGGCTCTTTAAGAAAAAATAAGTAAATGCCAAAAGCAAAGTCATAAACATTTGCTCTGTGAGCATGCGATCAATATTGTATAATAACCCCGGATAGATTGTTGCTAAAGCAAGTGCTATAAACATATATACCTTTTTGACTTTTGTTAGTTCAAGAATTTTATAAATCAAGAACAATGAAACAATACTCAAAAGCACTTGTGAAATTAACACCGCTTTAGTTGATTGTCCAAATAAGAAATATATTATTGCAATAAAAACCGGGTACCCCGGCTGTAATTTTGGTGTTGGGACAACCTCGGTAATTCCGTTAAACATATCTCCGTTAATATCAAAGGTTAGAGTACCATATTTCAAAAGGTTCTCGGCGGCATAATGGTATGTTGTTTCATCCCCCCAAATTATTTCTCTCGAAGTGTCCGCTATATTAAATCTCATAATAATTGCGAATACAAACACCAACAATAGAATTGAATAGTAAATCAGGTTTTTTCTGGTCATTTCAGAGTAAACACCTCGTATTTGGTAAAATTTACGCTCAGTTATTTCAAACCAAGCGTAAACTTAACTTAATTTCCTGTCAATGCTCTAAGTGGTAACCAATCTGTTCCTAATGCGTTCCCGGCACCAGCAGTCATTCGCTGGTACCCAAAAACAACATATTTGTTCGGAAAGGTAAATAGAATCGAGCATCTTCCCGAAGAGTCACACCTTGCAGGGATTCAGTATTTCCCTTACCTGTCCTTGAGGCGGGTAAATTCACCACTCTGTGAACTGTATATCGCTCACCTTCTTCGTAAACCTCCGGTGGCAATCCCTCAATCGCACCTGCATACCTTTGAATTACTTCGACCTCATCACCGATGATTGGAACACGCATTTTCTTACCCCCCTTTTTTCTTAATCTCAATATTCACCTTCCGGTAAAGCTCCTGCAGCTCGCCATACTTCTTAGTTCCGCGTACCTTATGACCAGCAAACTGTTGTAGGTTAGGCGTATCGTTCGGAAGTACTGCTTTGTAACGGATCCACTGCTTGCGAGTCTCATTCTTCCTCGACTTTTCTCGCTGTAGCTCGTTGTACCGCTTCATGTTGGCTTCAGTACGGTTATCTTCAAATGGTCGGTTACTGTCCTTAATGGTCTGCTCAATCTCTAAAACAGGCGTATATTCCTCGACCCATACCGACAGTGAATGAACACAATGGCTATGATAAGGCGGCCGCAGGTCCAGCTTCGGGAATCGCTTGTCATTACCACTAATAGAATAAACGCGACCCTGATACTTGGCACACAACGAACAAGTGATACCAACAAAGTTTACATACACCAGGTCTTGCCCGTTTTGGACAGCCGTATTCTCAGTACCTGTGACATGTGCCTTACGCTGATGATACTGCACAACTCCAGCCATGTACTTGTCAGCTGGGATTTCTGCACCGTTACTAGCAATCATCCCGGTAATGCCCTGCTTGTTTACCTTAGCTACAGCGTTTTGTGTAGCCTGTCTCCGGCTGACGCCTTCGATAAGCGACTGTTCATTCGCGATCCTGACAGCATCTTCGATTCGCCGCTTGGCATCACGGCTCATGTGCTCTGATGCTACCAGGATGGAATAGAAGCCCTCGTCTGAGATTGCCTGTACCGCTCCTTGATGCACAATTGCATTAACGCTAACGTCCAATACTTCCCGAGCAATGCCGGCAGCAACAAGTTGTGCAACAGCCGCAGTAGATCCGTTGCGGTATTCTGTTCCTATAAGAACAGCTAGACCTTGTCCAGCATTATTGGTCAACTCATCAATAATTGCATCCACCTGTTGAAGTAGCTGCTGTTTACGACGATTTGAAATGTTTCCGTCAAACAGTGTTTGAATTAAAGAACGCAAGCGTTCATCCGTCTGGATATATAGCGCAATCAGTTCTTCTGTTGTAGCCATATTACACCGTTACCCGGGGCGGCTGTGTGAAGGTCGGGTTCAAGGTATCAACCACATTCTCATCTTGAATTTTCAGGATCTCAGCCGTGATTGCTTCCTCCGACCAGTCAGGATGCAGACGTCGTACTGTGGTTTCAAGGGACTGAACGCCTTTGTCGTACTTATCTGTTTCTTCTGTATCCTTCTCACTAGCTGCCTTAGGCAACATGTCTCCCCATTCAATGACAGGGTTAACAGGTTTTAGATCAGCACTACCCAGCGCATTTTCCAACAGCATACACTTCCGGATAGCATCCTTAATGGCTGCATCGAATTTGCCTTTGATTGCATCTGCCTTGATGACAGATTGTATCCATAGGTAAAGTAATGCAATTCCGGTATCTCCTTTGCCATCTTCCATGCCAGCAGCCTGAATAGATGTCTTGGATACAGCCAACATATACCGAATCAGACGATTAACGTGTTCGAAGGATTGTGTTGTCTTCGCATCCCAGGTAATGTACTGTGGAATCGCTCCTGTTTTATCGTCGAATGACACAACCTCAAGATCTGCACCGCGAACAAAACGTGCACCATAATCCTTCTGGTTCTGGTTTGCGACTGTGTCCCATAGTGCTCGAGGTATAGCCAGCTTCGGCTTACCGTGCTTATCGAAGACAATGGAATCCCGCGTAATTGTCCAGTTAATCTCCTCTTGGATAGTATCGATATTTCGAAGGGCAGAACGGCCACGTGGATGTAGCAGAGTTTCATCATTTATAACGAAACCACATAACAGCTCTGCTACATCCTTTAATGTCTCATCTTCTGGGATCTCAATTTCATATTCTTCAGCATATTGTTTGATATCTATTTCGTCGGCTACTGTTTCGCCGTCCATCTTAAACACCATCTGCTGAATGGTAAGACCTTCTTCACTCAACTCTTGGCGCTCCACTCGGAGGAACTTCAGCTTTCTACCTTTGCCATCATCCCATTCTTCAATCCAAGCAAGGTCAGCCCCATTACCATCCTCGTGTGGAAAGTAACGATCGCCGAGTAGCCATTCGAACCAGACCTTCCCCTTAGCGCTCCGGCGGATCCGGTAGGCGATCAATCCATCGACCTGATGCTGTGTTACTGCTGCCCATATCTTGTCATTAGGCTTGGATGCGGCAACCACACTAGATACAAACTCCAGTTCAGATCCCGCTTCTACATCAGCCGACACATTGCCAAGCGCACGGTTAATCAGATCAGCTGGTACCTCAGCGACCAGACTGGCGAAGTTGACCACAACATACTGGTGCTCGGAAGTTATTTTGATGTCCGGCGCAGCACCTCGGCGGATCAATCCAGGTCGTGACCGCCGAATCACGCGCTCTGTGGTTTGGATGCTTCGGGCACGTGGAAAGATCTGATCATGATCTCCACCGTAGAGCAGCCGGTAATATTTCATGTCTTCAACTTCAATGTCATACGGCGGTGGTGGGAAACGCTTCTTACTGTAAATGATGGTCACGGGTTATTCCTCCTTTCTATGCAATAAAAAAAAGACCAATTATTTATCGGTCACAGTGCAGGAATATGCCGTTACATTGCCTTTGCTGTCGATACTAAACGAGCCTGCTTTAATTCTTTTCTTCAATATGCTCACCTTCCTCTTACCAACCCGAAGGCCGTTGATTGGTATACTGCATATCCCTCTCGGTTACAAACGACAGAATCACTGCATCAGCTCGGTCAGGAGAATCAAGACCACGCTTCTTCATATCTTCTTTCCGCTCCAGGGCAATCCGTCCCTTGCTGGTCATGCGATACTTCCGCTGAGACAACTGAGTGATTAATCGTTCATCATTTGGAAGTTCAATATCCAACGGAGAGCCCTGCAGGTGTTTGGAAAAGGATTCTTGAAGAACATCTCTAAGAACGGCCCATGATTCTGTACCTCTGTTCTCGTAATGCTCTAGCTCATCATCGGTGGCCTTGCTTCCGTTGTTCACTGGAACAACTCTCCAATCTGTAAGACCCTCTTCAAGAATCACCTCGTTCAGGCGGTCTGTGACTCCGCCGCCAACTCCACTGTCATCGACCTTGATCTCAACGCGGCGAAGAGCTGGCATAACTCTCAGCATCTCCCTGCCAGCAGCAATAACTCTGCCGGCGGTGACCATGGTGTCTTGCTTGTTGAAGCATTGCAGTGGAAATACCTTCATACCGACTCGTGGGGCAATAACCGTTTCATCATCTCCGAAGCGTGCCACGTCCACTCCAATGTGAAGAGTGTCACCTCTCGCTTCGACACGAGCACCTGCCGCAAGTTCTACCAGCTCGAGGGGAATAAAAGCATCTGCTTCAGCCTTCGGAAACTCTCCGAAGACACGGATCCGGATAACATCGCTGTCCGCTCCATATTTATCAATCAGCATCTCAATGTTCTCGCGGCTGGTACGCTTGCTATCCCTGCTATCAACCTTATGGGTCTTGAACCTTGATCGGTCACGATTGTGAGAATCATAAAAAACCCCACTCGTTCGAGTCGGGTTACTACATAGCAAAAGCTTATTTCCATCACCAGATAGTGTACCAAGTATGGTTTCCATGATCCGGTCATCAATACCCGATGCTTCATCGACTACAAATAGCATGTAGTCTTCATGAAACCCTGCCATGTTTTCTGGCTTCGTCGCTGTCCTGGCTGTCGCAAACCAGCGTTCCTCATGGCCTACCATATAAATCTTGGTCTTGGTCCATTTCAGCAGGTTCTTTACCAGCGAGCGTTCTAACCACTTGGAAACCTCAGCCCAAAGCACATCATGCAGCTGCTGCTTGGTCGGGGCTGTACACACCACTTTGGGGTTTGGTCGGCAACAGAGGAACCAGATAACAAGAACTGCCTCAAATGCCGTCTTTCCTACGCCCTGACCGGAGCGAATACTGGTACGTGAATGCATGGATACATCAGCCATCGCCTTCCGCTGCCAATCATCTGGATCAAAGCCTAACATATCCTCAGAGAAGGCGACCGGATCGTCCCAGTACAAATCAATAAGATCAGTCAGAGCAGCGACGGCATTGTACGGTTTACTACTCATGTTGTTCACTCGCTTTCAAGGCTCTGCGCCGCTCTGCAATCTCACGAATTGCATCAGTCCAGCTCGCGGTTGCACCTTCTGCTCCTTGCATCTTTTGAAGCTCAATCCGGAGGATTTCTGTACGAACCTGTTTCTCTTCATCAACCGCAATAAGTTTGTTCTTCAGTTCAATAGCGCGGATCTTCTTATCCTGTATACGGGTTAAGGCTTCTTCCAGCTTCAAGATGTCATCCAGTTTTCGGAATGTCTTCTCCTCCACCTTGGAGAGTACCATTTCATCACGGGTAACCGGAACACTCTTCGTAATGCCTGACTTCTCATCGTGAACGGTACCCATGCCCTTGATGCTCTTAAGCTCTTGCAACTCACTGCGCTCTTTCTCGGTAAGGCCGTCCATCAGGTTCTTGATCCGCTGCATCATGCGACGTTCCCGTACAGAAAGAAGGGTAATAGATTCATCAGCCTGAGCAACCGGATCAGTATTAATATGATCCATGAGCTGCTGTTCCGCTTCAGTAAGAGTGTCCATCCAGATCATTTCATGTTCACCAGTGGTAACAGCCTTCTTGTTACCGAAGGGTCCACCATGACCGCCTTTATTACCGAGGGCATTCTTACTACCGGGAGGAGCACCACCGCGGTTACCAACGGCGTTCTTGTTGCCCTTAGGAGCTCCCCGCTTTTGTTGTACAACAGTTTCGGAAGATTGTTGTACAACATTCCATTGATCACGCTGCTTCCACACAGCGATCTTCTTCTCATCGATACCTAACTGCTCTGCAATTAGTCGATTGGTTATGTCTCCGCCATGATCAATCCATATCTGTTTTGCATGGTCACGGTTCGGATCTCTTGCTCTGGCCATTACATTATCACCACCTCCGAATAAAAAAGGACGGATCACGAGGACTCGTCCTTTTTTTATTTATTTTAGCGTTGTACTAAGATAAGAGCTGAAATGATGCTAACCAATCTATAGCCATCACTCCTCGTCCACTTAGAAGGATCATCTCTCCCATGCAAAATTCTATTACGGCTTATCAATTGTCGCCGTGGGCCAGTTATCCCGCCTTTAAAGATTCCGTTGTTCAATAAACCAAAAACTGACCCAATTATAATTGCAGTGAATTTCCCAGGGTCCTTACCTTCCTCAATAGATTCCTGAACACGTTTTAGTAATTTCTTTCCAACAACATCAATATCATCGCCGTTAGTGAGCTCATGCTCTATAGCCATCATAAGGGAAGGAATAGCAACGTTTGTTTTCCCGTCCTCCAAGCATTGAAAGCATTCGTCGTAGAATTCTTTCCACTCGTTAGAACTTTCTTGAATGATAGAATCCCGTTCATCCTTTAGCAGCCTAAAATCATCTGCTTCAAACAATTGAGTAAATAATCTATCCTTGATCTCTTGGCTGTCTTCAGAACGGCCAATTTCTCTGTATGATGAAATGTCCATATCGGAAGAAATGCACCAACCATATTTCGCATTATTGCTGCACTCTTCAGAAAATTCACTATAAAAATTTCCCCAATCTATATTTAAAACAGGGAATTCAAATTTAGGAATTTCAATGTGGATTTTAGGAATCTCGATCAAAGGTAATTTAATATCACTAAAAGATTGACCAAGTTTCCTAAATGCTTCAAACATTGGTTCGAGATTAACTTGAACTTCTTTCATAGACTCAACATTTGCACGTGAGAAGTTCTGCATAGTCTCCTGCAACTCTTTCGATATACCAATGCCCTCTGGTTTCAT